ACCTTCCGCAGCAACGGAACTCGGTGGTCCGGGCTTTCCTAGACACCGACTCCGAATGGCTGTGGTTCGTTGACACCGACCAGCGGTTCCGGTTCGACATCCTCGATCAACTGATCGACTCGGCCGACCCGATCGAACGCCCCATCCTGTCCGCCCTGGTGATGGCTGAGAAGACGAACCCGTATCGTCGGATCGTTCCGGCTTGTATGGGGTTCTCCTCGTTGGATCCGCCCGAGCCTCGCGAATACAACACGATCCCAGGCGACAAGCATTGGAAGGTTGGCGCTGTCGGTTCCGGCTGTGTGGTCATCCACCGAACCGTCCTCGAACAGATGCACGAAGCCCACAAGTTCGACGCCCAACCGTGGTTCAAGTACGCCCAGTGGAACATGAAAGACCCGGAGACCGGCGAAATGGTCCCCGACATCATGGGCGAGGACTACGTGTTCTCTCTTCGGGCCGCCGCTCTCGGCCACCCCTGCCATGTCGACACCGAGATCGAAGCGGGCCACATCAAAAAGCGGACACTCACTTCCGCCGACTTCTGGCCCCAAGTCCCACCCGACCAGATCCCAGACAAAACGTTCGTCATCATCCCCGTGAAAGACAACCTCAAGGACACGAAAGCCCTTGTTCACCAGTTGCGCGAACAAGGCGGCTACACCGACATCCTCATCCTCGACAACGGATCGAACGCCGAGACCCGCCGCTGGTTCGAAACCCAGAAGGTCGCGAAGGTCGCCGCTGCGATGGGACTCGGGATCCATGAAATGTGGAACGCCGGCGCCAAATGGGCGATGTCACTGCACCCCAGGGCAAACCTTCTGTTCCTCAACAACGACATCCGAATCGGCCCCGACTTCTGCCACACCCTCCGAAACGCCCTCCGTTCCGACGACGAACTGGTAGCGGTCTGCCCCAACTACGACGACCGAACCCTCGTCGAGGATGTCGCCCAGCTCCACGGGATCTGCGCCAACCGGTACGACGGAACCGGAGGCCTCGCCGGCTTCGCTTTTATGGTGAAGTCGGAACTGTTCGCCGCCGGATGGCAGTTCCCCGAGGATTGCAAATGGTGGTTCGGAGATAACGACCTGACCCTCACGATTGACCAGATGGGCGGATGGTACGGAATGGCCGGCGGAACCACCGTCGAACACTTGGAAGGTGGCGGTAAGACCGGCAAGTGGGACGACCCGAAGATGCAAGCCCAACTCGCCGCCGACCAAGCCGTGTTCATGGAGAAGTGGGGAGCCAAGTGATCCCGAAAGTAGCGCTCATGGTCATCACCGACGGCCGCTGGGATTATCTCAAAGACACCCTCGAATCGGCTTTCGAGTTCTTGGACTGGCCGTTCGAACAATGTGTTCTGGTGGACGACTCCGGCGAAGGCCGCCGCATGGAGCTCTCCGGTTGGGAGATCATCCAGAACCCCGAACGGAAAGGCTTGGCCGGCGCCATCCAAACCGGCTGGGATGCCCTCGCCGAGGACATCGAGTTCGTCTTCCACCTCGAAGACGACTTCATCTTCCCGGAGCTGGTCGATGTCGGGATGATGGTTCACCAGTTGGAAGGCCGCCCCGACCTCGCCCAAATCGCTTTGCTTCGCCAACCGTGGTCTGCGGAGGAACATCGGGCCGGCGGAATCATCAACCTTTACCGGGATAGTTTCACGGAGGAAGGTTCGCTGGTTCTCCATGAGCGTCTCTTTACGTTCAACCCGTGTCTCTATCCCCGCTGGGTGACCAGGTATCGGGCGGATTTGGAAGCGGGCTTGACGGATCAACTGTTGGCGGATGGGAAACGGTTCGCCTACTTCGGCGCTTTGGATGATCCGCCCCGCTGTACCCATATCGGGGTCCGTCGGACTCGGGCTTGGCAGTTGTGACCTTGCTGGTGGTCGTTTGTGCTGGTGGTCACGGCCGAGACATCGCCGCTATTGCGGACGCCGCCGGTTGGGTTGTCCAAGGCTTCCTCGACGAGGTCGACGGCCCGCAGGTTCTGGGCCGCCCGGCCGATGTCCACTTGTTCAACCATCACGTTCTCGGCCATAACTCCTCAGCGGTCCGGGAACGAATGGATAAGCCGGAAGGCGCTGTCACCCTCATTCATCCGTCGGCGGCCGTCTCCGGCGATCTGAGGGCCTCTGGCGGGGCCGTTGTCGGCGCCCATTGCACGATCGGCCCCGAGGTTCGGTTGGGCCGCCACACCCACATCAACGGAAACGTATTCATCACCCGGGCCAAAGTTGGCGACTTCGTCACCGTCGGCCCTGGGGCGACGATCTGCGGCGATGTGGTCATCGGCGCCGGAGTTCAGATCGGCGCGGGCGCTGTGATCTCCAACCTTTGCGAAATCGGGCCGAGGGCTGTGATCGGCGCCGGCGCTGTGGTCCCACCCAGAACAGTTATCCCACCAAACGAAACTTGGGTAGGAGTTCCCGCCCGGAAGGTTGCCAAATGATCGCCGCTGTGACGATGGTTCGGAACGAAGAGGACATCATTGGGGAAGTGGTTCGCCATCTCCTCGACGAAGGAATCGACCTTGTGATCGTGGCCGACAACCTTTCCGACGACTTCACCCGCCCAATCTTGGACGAACTCGCCGAACAAGACTCCCGAGTCCTGATCGTGGACGACCCGGAGCCCGCCTACGATCAGGCCGGCAAAATGACCCGACTGGTTCACAAGGCCGGCGCTATGGGCGCCGACTGGATTCTCCCGTTCGACGCCGACGAATGGTGGTACTGGGCGGGCGGAACTCTCGCCGAGTTCTTCGCCGAGTGTTCGGTGGATGTGTTGACCGCGACCGGTTGGGATCACATCGCCACCCTCGACGACGACCCTTCGGATCCGAACCCGATCAGCCGGATCACTTGGCGCCGCCAATCCCCACAGAAGATGGGCAAAGTGGCGTTCCGATATCACCCGGACGTCGAGCTGGACACCGGAAACCACAACGTATTCCGCCACCCGGGCACCAGGGGAAAGGCGCTCCGCTACCGCCACTACCAATATCGGACCTTGGAACAGATGATCTCAAAGGTTCGGACTGGGGCTCGGGCCGCCGACGAAGCCGCACTACATCCGATGTACGCCACCCATTGGCGGAACCTCGCCGCCCTCACCGATGAGGAACTGGTCGCCCATTGGCACAAGTTGTGTTCGGAAACCGGACTCATAGAAGACCCGGTCCTGTGATGGCTGTTTCGATCGTGATTCCACTGTTCAACCGGTACGAGTTGACGGCCGCTTGTGTGGAGTCCATCCAGTTCCACAGCCCCGAACACCAAATCATCCTGGTGGATAACGGTTCGACCGACGCCACCCGGTTCGCTCAGGTCACGATCCGCAACGAGGAGAACCGTGGTTTCGCGATGGCGTGCAATCAAGGCGCCGAAGCGGCCGACAACGAACACCTCGTATTCCTCAACAACGACACCCTCGTTCACCAGAACTGGTTGGCGTTCACCCGGCACCTTGTCCGCCCCGAGGTCGGATGTGTTGGCCCGAAACTGATCTACCCGTCGGGTCGGATCCAGTCGTCCGGAATCGGAATCAACTTCGACCACGTCCCAGGGTTTGAAGCGTTCAACCTCAACACCGATTGGAGTTCCGAACCCGTCGAGGTTGCGGCCGTCACCGGCGCCTGTCTCGGAATCCGCCGGGATGTGTTCGTCGAGCTCGGCGGTTTCGACACCGGATTCTGGAACGGCTACGAAGACGTCGACCTCTGCTTGGCCGCCACGGCCGCCGGTTACTCCAACATTTACGACCCGCTAGCTAAAGTCACACACCTAGAGTCCCAATCGGGGCCGGAACGCTGGACAGCAGTCGTCGCCAACGTCGACCGACTGCGCCACAAATGGAGTCCGAAATGACGATCACCAACGGCTACACCACCCTCGACGACTTCAAGTCCTACCTCTTCCCCGGTGGGAACGCCGGCGACGACGAGGACATGATGATCGAAGCGGCCATCGAATCGGCCTCCAGAGCTATCGACTCCTACTGTGGCCGGCGCTTCTACTCCGACACCGTCGCCACCGCCCGGGTTTACTTCGCGACCGACACCGTGTTCCTCCCAGTTGACGACTTCTCCACCACCACCGGGCTCATCGTCTCCACCGACACCGGCGACAACGGAACCTACGACCTCACCTGGGCGATCAACACCGACTACCTCGCCGACCCTCCCAACACCGAAACCGGTGGGCTCAGCGGACTTCCCTACACCGGCATCCGGGCTGTCTACACCCGCCGGTTCCCCATCGTCGGCCTCCGCCCCCGAGTCCAAGTGACCGCCAAGTGGGGGTTCTCATCGGTTCCCGAACCGATATCCCAAGCCTGTCTCATCAAAGCCGCCCGCATCTACCGTCGAGCTCAAACCCCCGAAGGGTTCTCCGCCGGCGAAGCGTTCGGCGCCGTCCGAGTCTCATCCCGAGAAGACCCGGACATGATGCTCCTTCTCGGCCCGTACCGTCGCGCCGGTGGGACCGGGCTGGTGGTCGCGTGAACCTCTCCGACGTTCGTTCCGCAATAACCAGCGCCCTCCAAACGATCCCCCGGTTCCGTGTCTACGACACGTTCCCCGGGCAAATCTCACCCCCAGCGGCCGTCCTCGCACTCGGCCCCGGCCGGTACGAAGAAGACTTCGACGGAGCCATCACCGTCCAATACACAGCCGTAGTCCTTCTCTCCCGAGCCGACGACAGCAAAGCCCAACACGCCCTCGACAAATACCTGTCCACCGGATACGGAACGATCATCGACGCCATCAACGAAGACCCCACCTTGGCCGGCACCGTCGACTCCTGCCGCCTCACCGGATGGAACGAACCGGCCACGTTCACCGTTGCCGGTATCGACTACATTGGCGCCGAAATCAACATCGAGGCTGTCGGCTGACATATGCGAATCCTGACAGTCGAACCCGGCCCGGCTTTCTCAGTCGCTGACGTCCACTCCGGATGGCTAAAAGCTTTCCAAGACCTCGGAACCAACGTTCGGAACTTCAACCTTTCCGACCGGCTTTCCTTCGTGGAAGCCGCCCTTCGAGACAAAGTCCCCGAAAACGAACGGGGCCAGATCGCCGCCCGAATGGTGGCCGAACAACTCCGAGCCGCTTGCTTCGACTTCTGGCCCGACCTTGTAGTTATCACCTCAGCGTTCTTCATCCCACCGGAGACCTACGACACGATCCGGAACCGTGGAATCCGAATCGCTGTGCTCCTCACCGAATCACCGTATGAGGATCCGTTCCAACTGGGCATCGCCGCCCGAGCCGACATCGCGATCCTCAACGACCCCATAAACCTCGACACCTACCGGGCTGTCCAACCCAACACCTGGTACATCCCTCACGCCTACGACCCCGAGAAGCATCGGCGCCGGCTCCCAGTCGCCGACCTTGTTTCCGACTTCGCCTGGGTAGGAACCGCCTACCCCTCCCGAGTCGAATGGTTCGAACAAACCAACCTCAACGGGTTGAAAGTCGTACTCGGTGGTAACTGGCAGCAACTTCCCGCAACTTCCCACCTCCAACAACATCTCCTCCACGACCCCGCCAACTGTTTAGACAACGAAGAAACCGTCGACGTTTACAGCTCCACACTCGCTTCCGTGAACCTGTATCGCAAAGAGTCCGAAACAGGGTTCCAAGATGGGTGGGCGATGGGGCCCCGAGAGGTCGAGTTGGCCGCCACCGAAACGTTCTTCCTTCGCGACCCCCGCCCCGAGTCCGACGAGATCCTCAGCGCCCTCCCGTCATTCACCTCCCCCGAGGAGTTCAGTGACAAACTGCGGTGGTGGCTCGCCCACGACGAACAAAGATTCGACGCAATCCGAGCGGCCAAAGCGGCCATCTCGGGTCGAACCTTTGTGAACAACGCCAAGTCTCTACTCGGCCGAGTTGACAACTTGAACTGACCCCCTTTCCTCCGGAGGAAAACTAATGCCAAGACGTCACGGCCGTAACGGCCGCCTTTACCTCGGAATCGCAAGTAGCTCCGCTGTCCCGAGCTCCGTTGCGTTCCTCAAGCAGTGGTCCGCAGATTTCGCAACCGACAAGGGCGACGTCACCGCCTTTGGCGACGTGAACAAGACCTATCTGGCTGGTCTGCCGGACATCAAGGGCTCGTTTAACGGGTTCTTCGATGACGCCACCGCCCAGGCGTACACCGCCGCCATCGACGGTGACTCCCGCCGCTTCTACCTGTACCCGGACATCGTGAACGCCCCGACGGTTTACTGGTACGGAACAGGCTTCTTCGATTTCTCAGTCGACGTCCCCGTCGACGGTGTCACCACCGTCTCCGGTTCGTGGGTTGCTGGTGGTCCGGTAATCAAGAACGGCTAATGGCCGACACAACTGGGGTCTACGTTCAGAATCTGGGCGAGGTTCGGAAGTATCTTCGGAAACTCCATCCGGACCTCGTCCCGGTTCTGCGCAACGACCTCAAAGCGGCCGTCACGACCATCGTTGTTCCGAACATCCGAGCCCGAGTTCCGAAACGCACCGGACGCGCCCAAGGCAACATCCGGGCCGTCTCCAAAGGCAACTCGATTGTGATCGTTGCCGGTACCGGCAAAGTCGCCTACTTCGGATGGTTGGACTTCGGTGGCGAACTCAAGGGGCGAGGTCGAGGACGGAACACCACGATCCGCCGGCCGTTCCTCAAAAAGGGCCGCTACGTCTATCCGGGCATAGCGGCCACAGAACCGAAGATTGTTCAGGCCGCCGGCCAAGCAGTCGACAAGATCATTCAACGCACCACCTGACCAGGAGCCCCCGATGTTCAAACTTCTCCGAATCACCCGAACCGACGGAACACAGATCACCGCCGAAGGCCGCAAAGCCGACATCGTGCGGTTCGAACGCCGGTTCAAAGGCCCTATCGGAATCATGTTCACCGATGACGGGTTCTTCGCTGAACATATGTGGTTCTTCGGATGGTGCGCCGAGAAGCGCGTGAACCCGGATGTCGCCGACTTCGACGAATGGATCGAAGATATCGAGTCGGTGGAAGTGATCGAAGAGGCCGACGAAAACCCTTCGGACCCGAATCCTTCACCCTTGCCCTAGCGGCT